GCTTTCTATGAAGAAAGATTAGTTTTTGCTGGGACAAATAATAATCCTCAAACATTATTCTTTTCTGCTTCAGGTGATTTTGAAAATTACAAATTAGGTACAGCAGATGATGATGCATTAATTTATACGCTAGGCTCTAATCAAGTTAATGTTATTAGATATTTATCTTCAGGATCATCTTTGATTGTAGGAACTTCTGGAGGTGAATTTGCTGTTCAAGCTTCTGGAACTGATGCTCCTGTAACACCAACTAATATACAAATTAAACGACAAGCTAATTATGGATCAGCTGATATACAGCCAGCTCAAGTAGGAAATGTAACTTTATTTGTTCAAAGGGCTAGAAGAAAAATAAGAGAGCTAGTTTATAGTTTTGATACTAACTCTTATGAAGCTCCAGATATGACAATCTTATCTGAACACATAACCGAGACTGGAATTAAATCTATTTCTCATATGCAAGAGCCAGATAATATTCTTTGGTGTACTTTAAACAATGGCAAGTTAGCTGGTATGACTTACCGAAGAGAAGAAAGTGTTATTGCCTGGCATACACAAACTTTAGGTGGTGAGTGGGTTCAATCAACATCTAAATTAACTTCAGCAATAAATAATTCTATTACAACAATTCCTGTAGGATCAACTGCTGATTTTGCATCAACAGGAACTGTCGTTATTGGTACTGAACAAATAACTTACACAGGCGTAACCGCAACTAGTTTTACTGGATGCACAAGAGGTGCTAACTCAACTTCTGCCGCAGCTCATGATAATTTATCAGCTGTTACAAAATTAAATGCAATTACTTATCCTTATGGAATTGTAGAAAGTGTTGCGTCTATCCCAGGTGTTTTAGACGAAGATCAAGTTTATCTATCTATAAAAAGAACTATAGGTGGAGAAACTAAAAGATATATTGAAAGATTAAATTATTTAGATTTTGGAACAGAAATTGGTGATGCTTATTTTGTTGATAGCGGATTATCATATTACGGTGCAGCAGCTTCTTCCTTTACTGGTGCTGTTCATTTAGCTGGTCAAACTGTAAATGTTTTAGCTGATGGTGCTGCTCATCCACAAGTCACTATAGCTGCTAATGGATCGTTTGATTTAAACAGAAATGCAACATCAGTCCATATTGGATTACCTTACACATCTACATTACAAACTATGAGAATAGATGCTGGTGCTGCACAGGGAACTGCCCAGGGAAGATTAAAAAGAATAAGAGATGTTACTGTTAGAGTTTTTCGATCAGTAGGAATTAAAATAGGCCAAAATGAAAATGTGGCAGATGTAATTCCCTTTAGATCATCAGCGGATGCAATGGACCAAGCTATACCATTATTTACTGGTGATAAAGAAGTAGAATTTTCAAGTGGATATGATACTGACGGATTTATATTTGTAGTCCAAGATCAGCCACTACCTTTAACAGTTTTAGCTTTATATCCAAGATTATCTACATTTGAAGAATGACTTTTAGAGTAATACAGTTTGAGCCTTGGCATATGAAAGAGGTCTTAGACAATCCACCTTCTGACGGTTCATTGGAAACCTGGAGACTGCCAGAAGATACAAATAATTTTGAAATTTATTATTCTTTAGGAACAAGTTTTTCTTTTGTTGATAATGGTCATGTTATTGCAACATTTGGATTAAAAAAAATGTGGAAGGGCCATTGGCATATATGGTTCTTTGGAACAAATAAAGTGCATAAAAAAGGTCTAAAAATTATTAGGTTTGTTGAAAGACAAATACCAATTTCTGTTAAAGAAAAAAATATTAAAAGAATACAAACACAAGTACACGCTGACTGGGTTAGAGCTCAAAGATCAATTAAGATTTTAGGTTTTATTCAGGATGGTTTTTTTAAACATTATGGGCCAGATGGTTCAGATTATATTAACTATAGGAGGTTATTCTAATGGGTTGGGTAGCAGCTGGATTAAGTGTCGTTGGTGGTGTTATGTCTTACAATGCTTCAAAGAAAGCGGGTAAGAAACAACAAGAAGCTTACGAATATCAGGCAAAAGTTAACGAAAGAAATGCTAAAGTATTAGATGCTCAAGCATTATTAATGGGTCGTCAAAGTGAATACGATATAAAAAGGTTTAGAAAAAATTATAGAAAGTTTGAAGGCTCAGCAAAAGTAGCAATTCATAAAAGTGGTTTTCGCTCTGATACTGGAACTGGTCTTGAAATCATGCTTGAAAATGCAAGAGAAGCTCAAGATCAAATTGATATCCAAAGGTATAACACACGAATACAACAATCAAAATTAAACGAAGAAGCTTTACAGCAAAGAATGGGCTCTAACTTAAATGTTCGATATGGACAAGCTGCTAAGTCAGCTGGTTATGCATCAGGCAGAGCTGCATTAATAGGCGGTATTTCACAAGGTGCTAGTTACTTTTAAGACTAATTAAGGACAATTAAAAAATGGTTAAAATTCCTACATTTAATAATGAGCTTCAACAAACTAGTGAAAGCGGCAATATTAATTTATCAATATCTGCTAACCCTGGAGCTTTATCTGCTGGTGATGCGGCTGGAGCACAGATAGGTAATGCAATTCAGCAAGCTGGAGCTGTTGTTGGTCAATTTGCTAAAAAAGAAAAAGAAATGAGAGATGCTATTGAAGCATCAGAAATTTTGCAAAAAGTTAGCACTATTACAACTGAACTTGAAACAGTATCTCTTGGAAAAAACCTTTTAGAAAGAGACAATTATCACAAAACAAACTTAAATAATTTAAGAACTTCTATTTTAAATGGCGGTGATTTTTCATATACTTATTATGATAACACTACGAAAAAGGATGCAACAAGAAATTACGCTGGGACAGAAGGTTTTAAAGCTCCCTCCAACAAAGCTGTATACAGACTTGTTCAGGCAAACATATTAGATAGCTTTGCAACATCTACTAAAGGTGTTCATAAAACAGTTACTGATCAAACAATAGAAAATATTAAATTTCAGTTTGATAAGAATAATAATCAGCAAGTTAACAAAATGTTGCAAGCTATAAAAAATAACGATAGTGCTGGTTTATATCAAACTACATTAGAACAATTTGGTATAGATACTGATCCAAATAGCCCAACTTATTACCTTACATTGTTAAACCAAGGTATTGATCCTAAAATTGGTGTTAGTCAATATGAACATATTGCTGCAACTGGTGCATATAGTTCAGCAGCGGCAGCAGAATTAGAAATTAAAGATTGGCAAGATTTTTTAAAAAGAGAAATTGACCTTAGAGAAAGCGAATTTGTTGGTTTAGCTTTTGATGAAGTAAAACCAGCGTATGATATGTTAATGCAAGATTTAAGAGCTAATCCAAAATATAATAATTTAGAGTATGGATTATCTCCAGATGCTATTAGTAAAAGAATTGAAGAGCTTGATGATGCATCAGCAAGAGAAGTTACAAGAGCTTTAAGTTTAGAAAGTAAAATAGCAACAACTGAAAAAAAATTTATTAAAGATAGTCAAGACGCGATGGAACAAAAAGTTCATCAAGATATTGTTGCTGGCCCAGGTGTTGCAGAAGAAGAAATTACTCCAGAATATATCGAAAGATTACTTACAGTTGGAGAAGAGTTTACTGACCAATATGGTAAAAAAAGAATAGTTAAAATTAGGGATGATCAAGCAGACCAATTATTACAAAGATTAAAGGGTCAATATGAGGTTGATGATTTTAAACTTAAACGAAGTATAATGACTAAGATAGGCGAAGCAACATCCATAGTAGATATTTTAAATATTCAAGAAGACTTTAGAAGCTCTCGTAGTCAATTAAAAAGTGAAAGCCAACAACAAATAGACAATGCTATACAAATAGCAATAAATAATAATGCTGAGTATAATCTTTATGCTAACAATAAAGATCAACTTGAAGCTTCTATTGGTTATACCGAAGATTATACTGTGGGTGTATCATTAGAAGACCTAACAGTACAACAAGCAACTTTAGATTATTATGACAGATTAATTTGGAGTGGTAAGTACGATATGAACCCAGAGGTAGCAAGAGCTCAAGCACAAAATTACTACAGAAAGAATGTAACTCAAAAATGGAGAAAGTTTGGTTTAACATTACCAGGGTTTGTTCTTGAAAAATTAGGAACTGATCCAACAAAATGGACTAGCGAAACTGTTGGAAAAGCTAGAGAAGCTATTGCTAAAAGAGTAAATGAAAATTCTTTTCCTTTAGGTGCTTTAGTATTTGCTGATGAAAAATTAAAATCTATTCAGGTTCAATCTGGATGGAATGAAAATGTTAATCAAAAGGACAATAAAGAAATTGGCAAAGGTGATAGTAAATTAAACTTTGAAGAACTTGCTGCTAAAGCAAATATTGATGCAACTCAACAATTTGTAGAAACAGATGAAGGCAAAAATATCTCAAAAATTAAAGGAATAAAATAATGGTTTTTATACTTAATGCAAATGATATACAGCAAGAAGCAATAGATTTAGGTGATGGTAAAACTAGAAAGCATAAAGAATTTATGCAATCTGAAATGGGCCAATCATTAGTTAATGAAGGCTATGATCAAGATCAGCTCCTAGAAAATATTGATAATGATAATGTCGTTTTACAAGATGCTGAAAATTCTTATGACACAGCTGGATGGACTGAGTTTATCAATGATGAAAATATAGCATTTGTTGCCGATCTTTTATTAGAAGGTGGTTTAATGGGTGATACAGCTAAGTATGGGGCTGGTGTAAAAACAAGCACTGGTGTTCCAAGTCCTTTAGGTGGAACTTTAGATATTTATCCAGAAAATCAAGATTTAACAACACAAGATAAAAACCTCATGCTTATAGAGCAAGTAAATGCCACAAGACATAATATAACTAAAATGGGATTAAACTGGATGAACCTTGCTAATTTATCACCTGAAGAACAAATTTATGCAATGGCTAATGGTAAAGCAATTATGCTTTACGATGATTACTTTAATGAAAAAGATACTAGCGGAAACAAAATACCTATTGAGGAAAGTTATTTTAATAAAAGAAGAGGGCCAGGTGACGCTACAATGATAATGAAAACTGCGGGTGAGATTGTTCTTGATCCTGTAAACCTTACAACTGCTACAGGAATAGCTAGAGCTTCTTGGAAAGGTTTGAATTATTTATTTGGAAGAGAGATTGCTGAAAGTAAATTAGGTATGATGGGTGTTGGTGCTATTGAGGGCGGAACATTTATGACTGCTTATGATATAGCAAATCAAAAAAATTATATATTAAGTCATCTATGGGATCAGATTGATTGGGAAGCAACAAATGAAAATGCTGAAATTATGTTTAAGATTTACCCTGATCTTGATGATACAGCAATTAGAGAAAAAATAAGATTAGCTCAAGAAAACTCAGAAAACGGTATTTTAGATGAAGCCCTTATTGAAGAACTAAGAGACGATTATTTGGAGTTAACCAGGGGTGATTTTAGATATGGTCAGTTAGGGTTATCAGCTGTAACGGGAATAGCTGCTGGCACGGGTATAGGTGCTGCATTTAAATATGCACCAGCTATTTACATGACTTTAAAAGAGGTGCTGCAAGCATTTCCAAATCAATCAAGAACATTTCACAGTGGTTTTATTTTTCCTGAAGGCGTAAATCCATTAAGTAAAACTGAAATACAAACTCTTAAAAAACTTGCAAAAGGCGATCCTAAACTTTTTAAACAATACAAAGATCAAGTTATTGAAGACAAGTACAAAGAATACAAAAAAAGAAATCCAAATGAAGGATGGGAACAGCTAGAGTTTAAAAAATTTAACAAACGAAATGGTAAAATAGAATATAAACAACCAGAGTATAATTTTAGTGATCCTAAAAACTTTGAGCAAATATCTGATAACTTAATAAATGAATTAGAAGAAGTGGTTAGATTAGCTGAAGCTGGCGATGAACAAGCTATAGATATTGTTTCCCAAGCAACTTGGTACAGAGATGTTGTTGGATCAAATAGAGAAACTTTTGGTGGAATGACTGATACATTTATGGATGTTACAGCAGCCACATCACCTGGTGTAAAAGTACAAAGCAATGTTCAATCTGCAATGGATATTATGAAAAGATATTCTGCTGGTGAATTTGATAAAGAGATAGCAGCTTACAAAGCAAGAATTGATACTGGACAAACAGTAAGTAATAAAAAACTCTCTTTAGAAGATTTAAATGATTTTCCAAAAATTAGAAATGCAGCTGGTAAATTGTACAACACAAACTCTCTTGCAGCGACAGAAGCTTTAATGGGAATGTTTGGACAAATTAAAGCTGGTAAGTCACCAAAGACAATTCAATTTATGCAAAACTTAACAGGCCAAGATAATAATGCAACTATCGATGTTTGGGCAGCAAGACTATTAAGAAGACTATCAGGTCAACCAGGAATTATTCCTGTTGCCGAGAAAGGTGTAGGTGGAAAACATCTTGTTGGAAGTACAGCTGAAAATCCAAGAATTGGTGGTGACTTTGGTGCTGGTCAAAAAATATTTAACCTAACAAAAGACAAAATTAATAATTCTCTTTTAAAAAGTAGAATACAAAAATTAACTGGAATTACAGACGATTTAAATGCTGACGATCTTCAAGCTATGGCATGGTATTTAGAACAAGGTAGAACAGATTATCGTGGTGGAAGTATTATTGATGAAGTTGATAATATGAACCTAGAAAGAACTACCGTAGGTATATCAGGAGATAGACCTGGTGCAAGACAAACAAATTATGAACAAGCAGAATTTGCTGCACCTATTGCCGAGGTATTAAATAAAGACCAGTCTGTAAAGATGTCTAAAACTAATAATACATACGGAAGATTTATGGGTGAAAACGAAAGAGCACTTGATGTTGAGTTTGTTCATACAAAAGATTTTGATGATACTGAGCTAGTAGATGTTTTAAAAACTCAAGCAAAAGAAAAAGATCAAGATAGCTTCTTTGTATCAAAAGTAATAAAATCTTCTAATGAAAGTTCAAATGTTCCTACAAGACCTGGCATGGAAATTTATTTTGATAGCACAAGCGATATGAAGTTAATTAATGAAATAATAGAAGACATTAATAAGTTTGATGTTGATGGATTTACATTTATTACTGACATGAGACAAGCTGATAAAATAGAGGTACAAACTAGACCTGGATCACCTGAGACTGCAAACATTAATGGTCTAAGATTACAATATATGCCTGAATATGATCCTAACTTTAATCCAGCTAATTATGATCAAATTATGGAAGACAAAACAGTATTCTTTGGTAAGATTTTAGAACAGATTTTATCAAACAAAAAAATAATAAATCAAGCAGATGTTGTACAATACGAAACAACGGTGTATAACAAGGGAAGTGATTATTAATGACAGGAGAAGTCAAATGGTTATGACAGATAAACTAGCTAAAAGACTTGAGAAAGAATTTGGCAAAGATAGTGAAGTTTATAAGATGCTGGTAACAAATGCACCTAAACAAACATCTGAAGAACAAGTCACATACACTGGAGCATTAAATGGATCAGGCAAGAATAAACAAGATTAAAGATATGTTTGGTGAAAATAGCCGTACTTATCTTTTACTCTTGAAAAACCTAAAAGATGTTGAAGAAAAAAATTCATCTTTTGAAAAAGAAAAAGTTACAGAAACTGTTAATCTAAGACCAGATTTAAACGATTAATAGTAGTCAATGTAACCAAATACATTTATAAACATTTATAGTAGGGAAGCTTTTGCTTCCCTTTTTTATTGGAATTTTTCATGGATATTACAGAAACAGAAGAAACAGTAGATAATACTGTAGAAGAGACACCTATATCCCCAGCAGTTTTAACTGAAGATGATATGAATTTTGAACTTTCTAACGCTCTGTTAGTACAAGAACAAGATAATAATGATGTTGATAATGCATTACTAAGGTTTGATGATATGCAAAACTGGGGCTACGGAGTAAGCCCTAATGATGAAGGATTAACTGAAGCTGCATGGTATATTCCTAACTCAAGATTTAAGAAAGCTAAATCAAGAGTTAAAGGGCAAATTGAAGGTGCTAAAAAAAATTTACCAGAGTATGTAATTGAAAAAGAAATCCAAGATGCTCAGATTTTGCAAAATGAAAAAACTATGGGTATTCTTAATGAAACTGATCCTGGCTCAAAAATTGTTGAGCTACAGCAACTACAAGAAAATATAGTAAGAGCTCAAGCCGTTCTTGATGAAGCAAGAAAAACTGGTAATAAACAACAAATTAAAAAAGCTAAAACAGAGTATGAAAAATTAGTTTTACAAGCTAGAGATGCTGAAAGCTTTATTAACGAACTTACTGATGACGGTTTATATAAAGAATTTTTAAAAAAAAATCTTGATGAAAATCCTGATGCAAGTTTTGATGCTGGTCAGCCAGTATCAGGCATGACACCTACCACAACTGTTGATGATGCATCTGATGAAGTAGTAAAAGCTTTTGATAATATTGTTGATAATTTAGATGTTAGTGAAGGTGCATTAAGTGACTTTACAGTAAAGACTAGAAATGCTGCTGGTGATGAAATTGAAACTGCACCTTATGATGTATGGGAATATATTGAAGCAGTAAGCCAAGGTGAAAATTTTAAGATTATCGCTAACTCTCAAAAGAGAGGTACGATGCCTGATGATCATGTTAAAGAACTTGCAGCTATGTTGGGTATGAACCCTAAAAAATTAAAAGAGACAATCTTAAAAACAAATAAAGGCGAATTATGGAACGCTGAAACATTGACTGCTGCAAGAGCTGTGTTGGTTGATGAAATAAGAAAATTAAAAAAGTTATCTTCTTTAGCATCAGCTGAAAATGCTAGCGGGGAAATAAAGCACGCATTTGCTATGCAGTTACAAATGGTAAATTTAATTCAATCAAGAATTAAAGGTGTTCAATCCGAAGCTGGTAGACTTTTAAGAAGTACACAAATCCCTATAGAGGGAACTCAAACACCAGCTCTTTTAGATCAAGCTTTAACGGATAGTTTAAATTTACTAGGCGGTAATCAAAGTGTTACAGATATTGCTAAAGCTTTAGATCAAACTATTGGTGTTGAAGATGCTTTATTTGTAGCTAGAGATAAATCAAATTGGTTAAAAGGATTTGATGCTCTTAATGAAAGTAGAATGAATTTTCTTTTATCAAGCCCTGTTACACAGTCAAAAAATCTTGTATCAGCTTGGGGTTTAATGAGCGAAGAGTATGCGTACTTAAAAAGAACTGCTGCAAAAGAAATAAAAAAAGCAGAAAAAGACCCAACATATATACCAAAGATTTCTGAAGAAGAAGCTGCTGCTTACTACATAGGCATTATTGATACTATAGCCGAAGCATTTAAGGCAGCAAAAATATCCTATAAAACTGGCACTCAAATTATGCCAGGGCAAAAATGGGGTAGTGCTATGCAAAGAGAAGAAAGTTTTTCAGCTACTGGCCTGGGTATGGAAAGTGATACTTGGTTAGCTGATTTTGTTGATGTTATGGGAAGGGTAATGACACTTGATCGTATACCTGGAAGAGCATTAGGTGCTGGTGACCAATTTAATAAACAATTAGCTTATAAAGGAAAACTTTATCAGTTAGCTGTAGGAGAAGCAAAAAAGATAGATGTAAAAGTTACTGATGCTAATGCTGAAGATATTATTGCACATTATCTTGCTAACCCAACTGATGAAATGATAGAAGCTGCAACTCTTCATGCAAGAGAGGTTACTCTTACAGATGAACTTACTGCGGTTGGTAAAATCTTAATGAGAGTGTCTAACAGTAGATTTGCTAATTTATACATACCTTTTGCTAGAATACCTATCAGGGCAGCTGAATGGACATTTACAAAAATACCTGGATTACAAAAATTTAGTAATAAATATAAAGCTGCTAAAGCTAAAGGTGGTGCAGATTGGGAAAGGATGAAAACCCAAGTAAATTATACACAAGGTGTTGCAGCATTTTTTATGGCAATGGGTGCTTTAGGTGTTTGTACTGGCCCAAGACCAAATAATAAAAAGGACTTAACATTGATGCAAGCTAGAGGTATACAGCCAATGAGCTGTAAACCACCTGGTTCTGACAAATGGGTAAGCTATCAAGGTATAGAGCCTTTTTCTACAGCAATAGGATTGTTTGTAGGTTTAGGAGAAATGGCAGCTGATCCAAATTTAGACAGAGAAACTTATAAAGAATTATTTTTCGGTAGTGTAATGTTAGTCCAGGATGTTATGCTAGAAAGCACAATGCTTCAAAGTGTTGCTGAAATGGTCGATGGTTTAACTGGTGAATATGGACTTTATTATCAATTTACAAAACAAATAGAAGGTATCAAAGATCAGTTTGTTCCTAATATTTATAAAAATCTTAACAACCTAACGACTAAGAATAAAAAGCTGCAAAGTGATTACAATGATTTTAGAGATATGCTGCCTGACTTTAAAAGGTATTCACCATATTGGAGTGAAAGCAATCCAAACGCTATAACTCAGTTTGGAGAAAAAGATCAAAAACCAGATGCTTATATGATGTTTAAGGTAACGGAAGAAAAAACATTTCCTTTGCCTAATGGAAAAGATGCTTTTGAACAATTAGCATTAATGCAAGGTGCATCATTTCCAAGATATTGGCCTGAAACATTTTACACAGAAAATGGTTTTCAAGTAGAAATCGGTAATGGAAAAATTATTGAGCAAATCCAAATAGACGCTGGTAAAATTTTTAAACCAATTTTTACCGAATATATGACGGAAGCTTTTCCAGAATATTTAGCTAAATATAAATCCGACAATTTCATTCCAGAAGATTTTCCATTTGGACTTGGAAATTCAAAATTAAATGAAAGAATAACTGAGATTGGTGGTTCAAGTTTTTTTGGGCCAGAGCCAGATGATACAGAAGTTAAGAAAAAAAGTGTGCGTGATAAAGTTAACAGTGATTTAGGGACATATTTTTTAAAATCTTACAAACAAGCGTGCTTTGAATTTATGGATAAACATCCAAAACTTTATGAGGAAATAGAAGACAAAATAGACGAATTTCATAACTCTACTGATAAAGTAGATGAAGAAGGAATAAATACTAGAAGTACAACTTTTAAAATTAAATAGGAATTAACATGACACTATCAACCACAACCAACAAAGTGTCCTATTCGGGCACTGGGTCACAGGACACCTTTGCCTATACTTATAAAATTTTCTCATCATCTGATATTAAAGTTTATATAAGGGACAATTCAGGCACAGAGACATTAAAGACTGAAACAACACATTATACTGTAAGTAATGTTGGAAATGCTTCTGGCGGTAACATTGTATTTACTACAGGCAATACTCCATTAAGTACAGACACAGTTATTATTGTTAGAACAGTACCTTTAACACAAACATTTGATTATGTTCTTAACGATCCTTTTCCTTCAGATAGTCATGAGGATGGTTTAGATAAATTAACTATGCAAGTGCAGCAAGTTAAAGAAGAGGTTGATAGGTCTATAAAAGCTTCTGTTACTAATACAATTAACTCAACTGAATTTACACAATCATCAACTGATAGAGCTAATAAATTATTTGGTTTTGATAGTGCTGGTAATATTTCTATAACAACTAATGTAGGAACTAACAGAGGTGATTGGGCTGCATCCACAGCTTACAATGAAAGAGATTTAGTAAAAGACACATCTACTAATAATGTCTTTCAAGTAAATACTGCACACACATCTTCTGGATCGCAACCTCTTACCTCTAATGCTAACTCATCAAAATATGATTTATTAGTAGATGCTGCTTCAGCAACATCATCAGCTGCTGCTGCTGCTACTAGTGCTACCGCTGCTGCGGGCAGCGCAACTACCGCTCAAGGTCATAGTAATACTGCGAGTGGCCATAAAGATACAGCGACTACAAAAGCAAATGAAGCGTCTGCTTCTGCATCAACTGCTGCTGGTCATGTTTCAACTGCAAGTGGTCATGCTACAACAGCATCTAATCATAAAACTACATCTCAACGATTTGCTACTCATACAGGATCAACTGTAACGGATGCTAATACTGGAAGTGATACAGGATTGTATTCTGCTAAACACTACGCAGACTTGGCTGAAACAAAACTAGATAATTTTGATGATATTTATTTGGGAAGTAAAAGCTCCGCACCAACAGTCGATAATGATGGTGATGCTTTAACGACAGGAGCATTATATTGGAACTCATCTAACAATAATTTATATGTATGGAATGGATCAGCTTGGGTAATAGGAGCATTTAGCTCTGGTGGTTTCCTTGCTACAGGCAACAACTTATCAGATGTTGCTAATGCTGGAACAGCCAGAACAAATTTAGGTTTAGGAACAGCATCAACTTTAAATGTTGGAACAAGTGCAAACAATATTCCTCAACTTGATGGTAATGCAAAACTACCAGCAGTCGATGGATCACAGTTAACTGGTCTAGCTTCTGGCGGTACTATTAATATGACTATTGGATCAGGATCAAGTGCAGTTAGTGCTGGTACAACATTAACCAGAGAGACAAATGGTGAAGCTAAAAAAGTAGAAGTATCTACAACAACTACAAATAATACTTTTGCTGGAACTTCTATAGCTACTTCTGTGTCAGCAATTAGTGATAGAACTTCCAGAACTGTTAATGCTTCTGATATGGGTGCATCATGTGATGGTCGATATTTGATGGCTTTTAATACTTCCAAAACAAGTAATGGTCAGTACAATTATTGGTATCTTCAATCATTTGTCCATGATGGTAATGGTAATATTACTGCTGGTACACCAACTCAAGTATCAAGTTATGCAGAATTTGGATCCTATGGTCATAATCGTAGACTAGGTAATTTTAGGGTTGAATATATAAAAGAGTGTAATGCCGATGCTGGTGGTACATTCACAGTCGTAAGTGGGTATAGTGCTGGTTACGGTCAATACGGTATGCAAAGAATACTTTACTTTATTACCGTGGATAATTCTGGTGCGATTACTGTTGTAAGTAATACAAACATTGGTAGTGCAATGTTAACGCAAGAGGATTCTACTTACAATCAAAGTGGTGGTTTTTGTTCATTTGATTATGGAATACATTCTGCAAGTGGAAACACATTTAAGTTAATTGCTCATGGTTGTTGGGCGCGTACTATAGATTATGTAGGTTATTTTAGTAAAACCCATCTAGTAGAATGGACTGTTACTTGGACAGGCAGTGGATATACTCTCACAAAAACAAGAGGTAGACATCAAACAGGGGAAAACCCAACGGCTATGTCAGGGAATTATCATGGGGAAATGATGATTGTACCTGATAGTGGAAGTGATGGTCATGTAAGTGTTTTAACTATGGGAAGTGCTGGTAGTACATTTTCTAGTGGTAATATGTATATGAATAGATATACCTACAGTAGTACAGATACATTTCAAAGAAATCTTAATACACAAATTGTCCCTGGTATAGCCAATACAGATGGTCGTAAGTTTAGAGCTATACATGGTAAGTTTTGTGGCTTTATGGCTATGGGATTTAATATGAGTGGTACTAGCTCTAATTTAGCAATTAGGACTGTTAGATATAATGGTGCTATCACTACTGATGTTCAAGGTTTTGTAAGTGGTAGTTCAGATGCTCCAAATGGAAAGTATGATTATCTTAATAATGAACTTGTAACTACAGGTGATACTGCTAGCCGTAAAGGTCAAAATAATCATATAAGTAGTTATCCTATTTCTACAACAGATAATGGTAGCTCAATAACTATTGGTACTGCAACTAATCACAATAATAGCTCTAACTTTAATCCTAGTGGCACAAACAGTTATAAGCATCATTTTGCATTAGGTTTTGCTGGAGCTTCAGTATCGCTTATTGGTGAAACAGATATAACAGGAGCTTATTCTCAAAAAGGTAGATATTGGGTTTATGCAACAGGAAGTGGTAATGAAGCATCATTTAGTGGATTTAAAGCTGGCATAATGAAACTTACTACTAATGTTACAGCTACAAACAAGTCTAAGTTTTTTGGATTTGCACAAGAAGCTGGTACTGCTGGAAGCTCTATTAAAGTTATGCCTAATGATACCGAAGGCCTAGAAACTAATGTTAGTGGTTTGACGCATGGTACTACTTATTATGTTGCTGATAATGGAACATTAACTACAAGTGCTGGAACAGATAATCCTTTGGCTGGTCAAGCTATAGGAACAACAGCATTAAGACTACCAACAAAATCTGTAGCTAGTGCTGTTGGTGCTGGTGCCTTAGCAGACACATCAAGAGTATTTTGTGGTGCTGTAGATTTTAGACGAGATAGTGGTGTTGCAGATAGTGTAATTATATCACTACCAGCTTCTGTCAATAGAGCTGATGTTAGAGGTTATCATATGTATGGGGTTGGTGTTGGTTTTAGCGCAGACGCAAGATTACGAATAAAGCCATATCACAATGGGTCAACTATTATGACAGGCAATACAGTAAGGACTGCTAACTTTGTTGCCTATAGTGGATCTGCAACATCAAATGAAACACACGATTGGTCTGATTATTTACAATTTGGTATGGTGGGTAATAATTTATATGTCGGAAGTCAACAGCCAATTCAAACTTATAATGCTGGCGATTATTCTCCAAGATTAGCTTTTGATATTCATTGGGAAAATAATTTTAAAAATTTAGGTTACAGATACCAAGCAACACAAAGACATGGAAGTACCAATAATTATATGATGACTGATATGGGAGTGGGAGGTAATGCAAACTCTTTTACCAATTCAGATTATATTTCTCAATTTTATATTTACCCTTCAAGTGGAACATTTGTCGAAGGTATAATTTCAGTTTACGCAATAGTTAAAGGATAAGTTTATGGCACAAGAACAAGTATATGATGTAACTAACAAAAAATTTATTACGATTGAAGTAGATAACATAGAAGACCCAAACACATTATCGAATAAAATTTATAATAAAAAGGGACAAAGAAATAATCTTTTACTAGAAAGTGATTGGACTATGTTGTCCGATAATTCTTTAACGGAAGAACAAAAAATTGAAGCTTCAACATATCGACAAGCATTAAGAAACTTACCAGATCAAGAAGGTTTTCCAGATGTTAATTTTCCAACTAAACCAGATTTTATATAGGAGGACAAAATGAAACTAGCAACATTGAAAGAAAACAATCAAATCGTAGCTTTAGCTGAAGATATAACTTCAATTGGCTTTAATGGAGATTTTAATCAACTAGCTTTAACAGGAGATAGAACAGTTAAAGAATGTGTTGGCATTGAAGATGGTAAAGCCATTTGGGAAGAACAATTAATTGAAGGAACAGAGTTTCCATTTCTTCAATTTGCTGATTACACGGAAGATAAAATTAATATCTTTGAAAATATTGATGATAGCGAAGCACCTGATGGATTGGAAGAACAGAGATGGTCTTATACAGAAGAAAGAGGTTTTTATGTTTCAGATGCCTATTTTGAAGAAGAAGGAGTTAACGAAGAAGGTTTTAGATTTATAAAATATTCTGATGGATATATGCATACTTTCTATGATCATGGTGAGCATGAAGGTTTTATAGCTTTTGAGTATGTTGGTGAATAATGGCTAAAACAACTGTTGCAGAAGTAGACAAAAAAGTAGCGGTCTTAGAACAAGCTCTTATAGACCATCAACGATCATGTGAAAGCCTATCAATAGAAACTTTAGGCCGTGTTAAAAGATTAGAGTATTTAATAGGTTCATCAGCTGTTGGTATTATCTCTTTATTATTAGCAATATTATTTGATTTATAAAATGTTTACATCATTACTAAGTTTATTTTCACCATTAATATCAACGGTGCTAGAGAGAGTATTACCTGAAGACAAACAAAAAGTTAAAGAGATTGAAGCTGCAATAAATTTAGAGTTAATAAAAAATTCAGCAGTTTTAGAGAAAGGGGCAACTCAAATTATTTTGGCTGAAGCAAAATCTGAGCATTGGCTAACTGCTAACTGGAGACCTCTTCTCATGTTAGTAATCATTTCAATAATTGCCTGGAACTATTTAATAGCAGCATTGTTAAATGTTGTTGCTTTGTTATTGTACGGACAAACTTTCCCTCTTCAAATTGATCTACCTCAAGAGATGTGGACACTTTTAACTATTGGAACGACAGGCTATGTAGCTGGTAGAAGTTTTGAAAAGGTAGCAGAAAACATAAATATTAACAGAAATCAAAAAAATTGACCGTCATAGAAGCTCATACAGAGCTTTTTAAACTCTCCCCAATACTAAAGTAACCCCATAAATGAGGATAAAATGGCAAATAAAAATGTACTAGAAATGTACCCAAAGCACATGGTCTCATGCCCAGAGTGTGGAGGTATCAATTATTTTGTTGAAGCTCAGTATTTGGAATTTAATATTACTGGAGCTGAAATGGAAATTGTTGGTTTAAGGTGTGCGAGCACAGACTGCAATTATGTAATTGAGGTGAACAATGATCAAGAAGTCAACTTAGAGTTTGAATTAGAATAAGGAGAGTATCTTGAGTAAAGCATTAGGAAGAGGAAGACCAGGTTTAAATAATAAAGATTTAAATCAAGCGATATCATTATGGAAGGAACATGGTAAGAGTATAGGCAAGGCAGCTTTATCAGCTGGAATGTCTTATGCAACATTTTACAACAGACTAAATAGAGCATTTGATGTTTTAGGTGAAAACGATAATAACGAGTTTGATATTAAACCACCATTTGATCCTGAAGAGCCCGTTGAAAAAACTGTAGAACGGATGCTCGAAAATTATAAGAATAATAAAAGAGCAAAAGACGAAAGAGACCTTATGCCAATTAAGGTTAATCATGACAAACCTATCTGTATTGTTTTTATGGGTGATCCACATATTGGAAACCCAGGAATGAACATTGAAAGTTTTATGGATGATGTTCAAATTATTCGTAATACCGATGGAATGAAAGTTATAAATTTAGGAGATACAACTGATGCCTGGATAGGATATTTGTGCAAGCTATATGCTAATAGTCCTGTTACGGTAAATCAAACTTGGCGGCTCGTTGAATATTTCTTAGGCAAAGAGAACGGACTTGGTGATCAATTCTTAGTAGCGATAGCTGGTAACCATGATTTATTTCATGAAAGCTATGGTGATATTTTAGAGTGGATGAAAGAGCCAAAAACTATTTATGAAGAGTGGGCTGCAAGTTTAGATATACAATTTACTAATAATGTATCTTGTAAAATTCATGCTGCTCATGACCATCCTGGTAGATCACAATATGCTGCAAACTTTGGTCAGACTAAAGCTGCAATGTTTATGTCTAAATACGATATCATTGCTGGTGGTCATACCCATACTTGGATGACTTCAACTTTTGAACAGCCAGGTCATGATCGAGTATGTCATACAATAAGAGCTCGTGGATATAAACACTTTGATCATTACGGAAAAAAATTAGGCTATGAAGAAATGCAATATGGCCAAAGTATATGTTGCGTGATTGATCCAAGAGCTGAAAGTCGAATTGATTTCATAACAACTTTTCCGTCAGTAAAAACTGCTGCGGATTTTCTTAATTATAAAAGGAGTAAACTATGATGGGAACTAAATCTATTTTAATGGGTGCTAAATCCAAAAAGAAAAAGGCCAGTGTATCAGGTAATAAAGCTGCTGGTTCTGGCAACCCAAAAAAACTTGGTGGATCAGTAGTAAGGCCGTCAACGAAATCTCGTTCTAAAAAATCTATGTACTAATCTCAGAGAAAATTAGAGAAAGAAATTTATAAAAGGATGTAAATTTCAGAGAATAATTAGAGAAGAAGTTATTGATAGTTTATAAAAGTTATCTATAGTAAAACATAATTAATATAGTAATTATAGGTTATCAATGGTCAATTTTACGGGTTCGAGTCCCGTCACTCCCGCCACTACTTTTAGCAGTATTCTGCCATTATCAGGCAGTTTACCCCCTCTCAGAGAGCGATCCAGAGAAAAAAACAGCAAATTTCTGAACAGTTTTTGCGATTGTTGTTTGCGGGTTTTTGCGGGTTTTATTTTTATACCTCTTGACTATGACATATCCTGTCATTATATATATACATATGATATCAATTAAGATATCATGATATAGTCAAGGGAGATGACAATGAAAATATATCAAGATAAGACTAAGAAAAAAAATGGTACAAAATCTTGGGTTGCAGATGATGGGCAATCTAAAAGACACTTTGATACTAAATCAGAAGCATTAGATTATGAAAGAGATGTTCTAGTGCAGCAGACCAATGGCGTGTTTGTAAAAGTAGGTGATAGAACTACAGTAGCAAATGCGGTCGAAGCTTATGTAACTTATTTAGAAAGAAGATACGAAGCTGGTACAATTAAATCTAAAGAGTATAAAGGTGCTGTTAACAAAATAACTCTTATGGCCAACATGGTTGATTTTTATAAGAAGGTTAATGAGATCGATGTTTTAGATTTAGAAAAGCTTGTTGAAAGATTAGCTGTAGGTAGATCATATAAGACTGTAAAAAATTACCTTATCACATTAAGTAACTTTTTTAAGTTTTCAATGAAGATGAGATGGGCAGCTTCAAATCCTGTTAGAGAAATTGTATTAGAAGATTTAGTAAAAAGAGAAATTAGTTACGAAGATAATCTTGCTCAGAAAATTTCTGACAATAATATAAATGCTGTTCTTGATGCTGCTGAAGATGAAGTAAGTAAGTTAGCAATTTTATTATCAATATCTACTGGATTAAGAGCGGGTGAACAAAGAGCTCTTACTTGGGGCGATATTGATTTTGAAAAAAACAAATTGTCTGTAAACAAATCTGCTGATGAAAATAATCAGATTAAAGGGCCGAAGACAAAAGCTGGTGTTAGAGATATTCCTTTAAGATTAGAATTAAAAGAAGCGTTACAAATCTGGAAAATGAAATCTCATTTTTCTACAGATAATGATTTAGTTTTTTCAACTGCTCAAGGAACTGTACTTGGCCCAAATTATTTTATGAGACAAGTTTTAAAACCAGCTCAAAAAGCATCTGGTGTTGATGGTTTTAGATGGCATGATCTAAGACATTATTTTGCATCTAAACTTTTACAAAACTTTCAGGATGAGGTTTGGACTGTAACAACAATTATGGGTCATGCTGATATCAACACAACTCATAAAATTTATAGTCACTGGTTAGAAGACGCAGCTAGAGATGAAAAAATACATAATAAATTTAACAATGCATGGAGTTAATAATGGGCGGTACTAAAAATTGGTATATGGATGAAGAAGAAAAAATCCTCCAGGAAGTAGGGGATGAGTATTATGAAGAAAAGTTTGAAAGAGAATATAGTCAACCTTGCGAACCTTGTTTAAATGATTACCCACATTTTAGAATTGAAAATCATGGATCAATAGTAACTTTTACACCTCTTAATGATGCTGCAACGGGATGGTGGTTAGAGGAAGTTGAACCTGATTGCCAAATGGTTGGCAAAAGTTATGCAGTAGAAAATCGTTTTGCACCAGAAATTATAAAAGGAATTAATTATGCCATCACTGGGAGATAAATTATTATTTGAACCGCAGCATGATGGCTGTGATGATCTAAGATTAAACATGGTTAACTTTGCCAAGCAATTTGGTTTAACTGATAAAGAAATTATTGAGCTCATTGAACAGACAAACAGAGAGCTAGAATTTTTTGAAATGCTACCAGATCACGAAAAAAAGAAGGCATTACAGCAAACTACAGATAATGTTAATAGATTATTAATAGAAAATCCTGAACTAGACGAAATTAGCCCATATCTTAGCTCTCTGCCACAAGATAAATACGACATCAATTAGTATTCAACGATATATAAATGGCTCTGTATGAGCTTCTATGACGGTTTTTTTTAGCTAAAGATCGTTCCAAAACTCATTTTCTTCTTCAGCAGCAGCAACTATTAATTTTGTTGCAATATTTCTCATCTTAAATGGGTTAGTTGGGTAGCGATAATAAATAAACTGATCATCACTACCTCTAACTAGAAATCTAATTTCCCCTGGGATTGCCCACATCAGAAAATTCTGTGATTGTCCTTCTCGTAATATAACTTCTTTTTCCAATTTGTTTAACTGGTATTGACCCTTCTTTGATAGCCTTCCGAACTCTGGCCCTGTTACCTTCACTGCTTGATCCAAAGAGCTCTTCTGCTGCTTGAGGAACGGATAATAAAAGATTTTTTTGAGCTGTTTCTTCCATAACATTTTATACCTTACAGATCGTCAAAACCAGGTATTGCATCTTCATCCATACCAGGCAATGGATCATCAAAAGGATCACCAGCAGCTTGCACTGCATCAGTGTTAGGAAATAAATTAAACTGTGCTATTTCAGGATAACCAGCTTCTGCATTTTTAGAACTTATTTTAATGCCTAAAGAATTTCCAGCTTCAGATAATTTATGAACAACTTTAGCTTCTAACTCAGGATCATTTAAATTTAACCATAATGCTCCTGAATATGCTTCGTTCATATTCATTGATTGTTTTAATTGTAACTTACCGTTTGAAAAATGGGGTTTTGCCATTGTAACTCCTATGCTAATTGTTTATATAAAGTTTTGTATTTAGTGGTAACTTTCTTACCTATAATATTAAATTTTTTATTGGTGGTTTCTAGCTGCTTAAAATATTCCTTCATGGATTTAACTAAGCTGTCCTGACTTTCCAATGTGTCCCAATAATTCATAATGTCTTTCCAATAATCATTGCACCTTCCAAAATCTTGCTCAACAAATCCATCATTCCAACTTTCTAATGATGGTGGTTGTATGGTTGAGGAAGCTTCCTGGGTAGGCTGGGATGAGGAATGATCAACCTCTACACCTTCCTTAGAAGCTTCCCGCTGGTCAGAACGAGGTTTAGCTTTGCTAGCTTTTGCTTTACCATGGCTCTGACTTTTCTCGTTAGGGTCTAAATCGGATAAAGCATCCTTGATCCATAAATCTAAACCTAATCCAAACAATGCAATGTTTTTAACTAAACATCTTTTTTCAGTGTTTATAATTTGATGCATTTGAGGATTTTTAATTGGAATGTTTTTTAAATCTGTAACAGGCAACTGACATTGTATTGTCATACCGTTTATAGTTAATTCAGTTTGTATATAAACTTCTTTAGTATCTTGGTCTTTAAAGTAATGAAGGCCTGTAGTTTGATCCATTATAGTTTTATATTCAAAACTTTCTACAGCATCAGAAGTCGCAAGTATTCTCCAAGCATTGGGCCAAGAAACATAATCAAACTTACCTTTCTTTTCTCGCAATTTTGATACATCAATATTGTATAGTGTTTTAAATAACTCTTTCATTTTCTCCCTCAATCTTCTTAAAATTAAAAAAACTTTTGTATTGTGGATTTCTTTTTACCCACTCTCTTGCATAATATGGCTGATAATTATTATTGATTTTAAATTCATCATCATTTGTCATGACTTCTTTTTCCCATCTAATTCTATTAATAATCATTGCAGCAGATATTTTTGTTTTACCTTTGTTAATATAATCTCGGCAAAACTGATCAAACAATTCATAGACTTCAGGATTGTTTTCATGAAAATCTTTAAAAGCTTCTTCTCTTTTGTTTCTGTATGTAGGCTGCAACAAATCAAAAAGAGTTTTTTCTAATTGCGCATCCATCATAGCGACACCGTCATATCAATTATCCAGACTGCTAACAAAATTACAGCCATGCCAAAAAATATAATTCTTAAAAATTCCATGTAACTCATCCTATTACTCCTAAAATTACCCACACTTCAAAAACAACAATGACAACCATCAAGTATTGTGCCCATCTTGGCGGTGTCCAATCCCAATTAATTTTTCTCATTTGTAACCCCATAATTGTTTAGCTAAGTCTCTTTGATCAGGGTTCATGTTGTTCCACCTCCAATCACTAAAATCAGGCTCTATTAACTCAAATAACTCTTTTACATTTCTTGCATTACGCAAAATATTTTCTCTTCTCTTACAAGTAACTATTGTTGATCCCATTACTTGATCCAGATATTCATCAGTTAGTTTTGAACAATTTTCAGAATTAAAAATTACATAGTCATCTTCATTGGCAACAACGATTGTTGGTGATTTTTTTGATGCATACCAATAACCAGCAACTTGACCTAGCCAACTATCCAATGGTTCTTTTGGTAATGGTTTTTTATAAAATCCTGATTTTGATCTTTGGTTAGCAGTAGGCCATACAGTTTTTAATTCTATATGACCGCTCTCAAAATCTTCTCTACCACTGTATGGTAAAGCACAACCAGGCAGCTCGAATAAATATTCCTTCTCCCCAAGGAACTGATTTAATCCGAGCTGCTGGCCCACCTCTCTGATGCCAGCTATTGCGTTCTCCGCTACAATTTCAATAAGATCAGAATAGTAATGATGTTTAAAACTATCCTTTACATCCCACTCAACTGGCTCATAGGCTAAAAATTCTTCTTTTGCTATTTTGTAATCTTCATCATCTTCAGAAATTAATTTTGCATCGACTAATTTTTGAACTGTCGTACCAGCTTGCATTGGTGCAGATTTTGTTTCTAACAATCTAACTGTACGCCAAGCTTCTTTTATTAACTCTTTATCATCTGAAAGTTTTATTACTGACCATGCTTTTTTAATAAGAGGTCTTTTGTAGCATTTATCAAAAACATGAATATGAAATGGTGAAGATTTTACATTACTATGATGAAAGTAATTTAAATTCGCTGCCCAATCTGGTGTTGCTAATTTACCTTCCATGATATCTCCCGTTTCTTTAAGTGATTTGGAAGATAACTTGATTTGACATGGAATGTCAATAATAAATGTTATTAGCAATCATTAACTATTACTTATGCAAGCATTAGGCCATAAAAAAGGGAGCATATAGCTCCCTTAATTACATCATTTTTCATATTAATTTAATCAGTTTTAAATAATAATGATGTTTTTTTATCAAATGGTTTTTTATGATAATCATCATCAGATATCATCCATACTGATCTATGAGACCTACCATCTATTGTAGCAAATATTTGATATATTTCTTCAACTTCTACACTTCTTAAAACTTTATCTGTAAATGGTACAAGTAATGATAATTTTCCAAACGGCTCTTTATAGGGTTTATAAAAACCAATTTGTCTTATGCCATGTTCATCAGCACTTTTTTTTGTTAACTTAACATAGGAAAGTTTTTCTAAATAATGCTCACCAGGGGTAGTGTCTAGCATAATTACTTTATCCCAAGATTTATAACCTTCTTCATTGGATAATAATAATTCGCAATTTGGAAGATTAACTGGGGGAAGAGCAAATCTTTCCTCTTTTATTATTTCAACATCAACCTCAGCAGGTTCACCATTTAATTGTTGGTTTGTTCCTAAATTTACATAACCTTTAATCTTAACGGGGTCTGGTGGAAATAATAAAATAGCTGGTGGTATATTTAGTATCTTACCATACAACTCTGCATCCTCTACCGATATTTGAGTTTTACCGTTCATGTGCCGAGAAATACTTTCTGGGCGTTTATGTAATTTTTCAGCTAAATCTATATTTGACAAACCTTCGTTACTAGCAGCTAACTGAAGAATATTTATTTTATTCTTTTCCCTTTTTACTTGTTTTTGCATCATCATTTTTAACAATCCCATTTTGTTTGAATGATTTTCTAATTGATTAATAAAATCATTTGCTTTTACATATGTCTTCAACTTTACCTTCTGTTCCATGTCACATCCTTATATTGCAATTTGTTATTATTCGTAACAATCATACAAATTATAGTTGGACTATTATTCATACCATATTGACTGCTACTGTCAAACTAATATATGACATTGACTTGATCTGTCAAGCAAATAGACATAATATGTTATGAAATATTACATTTAATGGAGAATAGATTGCGTTTAGAGGATTGGAGAAAAACAAAGTTAAGAGGTGGAAAGCCAATGTCATATTCAGTTTTAGCGAATGGGATAGGGGTGTCACACGCAACGGTAGCAAGAAGATATTGTTTGCCTTTTGATCACAAAGATTTTTCAAGGCCAGCAGAAGATATCATGCTGAACATACAAGAATTTACAATGGGATCGGTAACCCCAAATGATTTTTATAATTTACCAGAGGTTAATATTGAAGAAACAGAAGTGGCATAACAATGAGTAATCCATCCGAAAAAATGTTGAGAAGGATGGCACATTTTCCAAAAGACGCAGCAGAAATGCGTGATGTGGAAATTGAAGAAGCTTTGGAAAGTTTATTAATAGCTACGGAAGAATTAAAAAGATTAAAAAAAGAAAAAGATGTAACCGCTGTTGATGTTGCAAGAACATTAATAAATCCACAATTCCCGAATAGAGCAAAGAAAGCGATATCTAATTATACCTGGTTAGATGTGGCAATTACCATTGCTAAGAAATGGTACGAACTTAGGAGTTTGTAATGTATGCGAAAGAAGGTCTCGAAAAGAAAAAGGCAAGGTACAGAGCTGCCGCTAGGAAATTGTTTTGTCTGCGGACATCAGCATTATCGCCAAGACAACACCTGGGTTATAACAGCGAGCGACAAACTTTTATGCGAGCCAATGAGGACAAACTGCTTAGACAAGCTTCAAACTATTACCGAAAACAGCACCAAAGAGAAGAGGGGCTTTACAATGAAAACGAAATATGATACCGATGGTGCTATATATAGCCGAACGGCTGTTAAACCCACCAAAACAAATTATAGAAATAAAGAACATAGCAATCTAAATAGCTCTCAAGCTATACATAGCAGAGCTAGAGCTGATAAAATTATAAAGGATGTAGCTAGAGAGCTTAACCCTTATTACTCAGCAGCAAAATCAAACCGACAAAAAATTGGCACACTTGACTTTCGATGGAAGAGAGTATTCAAGCAGCTAGATAAAAATCTATCCAGGGATAAATACGCTACTCTCCTCTCTCAAGCGTCAAAACTTACCGATGAAAAAAAAGGTATATGGCTAACTAGAATGGAGAAACATCTTGGTCTCAAAACTGTTCCACGAACATGATGTAGCAGAACTGTATGATTTTTTTATTGAAGCTGCATACATAGAACAAATTATGCCTTCCGTTACCCGTAAACAGAAACTATCTTATTGGCCTGATCATAAAATAGCCTGGGATGCTTATGGATGGGATAGTGGAGCTAAACCTACAATACGACCATCTGCAAAACAAATAGATCATTATGATAAAGCATTAGAACTATCATCTATGATCAACCTGGATGACAGAAAGCTTATCTGGGCAGTAGCACACAGCTCCAT